CCACAATGACGGATACATGAAAAAGTTTTTGAGCATGGTGAGATCCAACGTGGTGGGCCCACGCGGGATCAGGTTACAGGTGCGGGCCGGCGAGGGTGACAGCACCGCGGTGGCATCCGTGCTTAATCGCCAAGTTGAGCGAGCGTTTCAGGAATGGGCCCAAAAAGAAAATTGCACGGTGTCGCAAAAACTCACTTGGGTGGACGCGCAAAACCTCGCGACCACTCAGATATTCAGAGATGGTGAATGTTTGATCCGCAAAGTGACGGCCCCCAACCGGTTTGGTTTCGCGTTGAAGTTTTTAGACGTTGCCTACCTTGACGAAACATTCAACCAGCAATTGCCCAACGGCAACCGGGTGTTAATGAGTGTGGAAGTGGACAGCGACGATCGGCGCGTGGCGTACTACCTCACCGATCCCTATTCCGATCCGTATTCACGAAACAACACGGTGCGGCCACGCCAACGGGTGCGGGTGCCGGCGAGTGAGATCATCTACATACCGTTCTTTCTGGATGATGAAAACGCCACGCGATCGGCCCCCGCGGCCCACGCGGCCATGCGCAACCTACGCGAGCTTGGCGCGTTTATTGAGGCGAAAGTGATCGGGGCCCGCGTGGAAGCCTGTCAAATGGCATTTCTGATCCCACCGGAGACCGACGAGGTGCCGGAATTAGGATCGGAGCTCGCGGCCATACCCTCGGAGATCGAAGCACAGCCGGCGATCTTTCCAGAATTGCCCCCCGGTTATGACGTGAAACAATTCTCACCACACAACCCCAACGGCCAGGAAGGCGAATTTCTCAAAGCCATGCTCAAAGGGATCGCGGTGGGTTTTGATGTTGATTACTCAACGTTCGCCAGCGACTTGCGCGAGGTCAACTTTAGTTCGATTCGGGCCGGCATCCAGGAAACCCGCGAGGTTATGAAGTATTGGCAGCAATACTTGATCGCGCACCTACACCGCGAGGTCTATCTGGCATGGTTGCGATCGGCCCTCGGTGCCGGCGCACTCGAGGGGGTGTTACCACGTGACTTTGATCGCCTTACCATGCCGCGATGGTTGCCACGCGGGTGGGGTTACGTCAACCCGTTGCAGGATGTTGAGGCCGACGCTAAACGGGTGGCGAATTGTTTCACCACGCGCACCCAGGTGGCGGCCGACGAGGGCGAGGATTTCGAGGAAATATTGATCCAACTGGCCGAAGAAAAACGACTTGCAGAGCAATACGGGATCGAGTTGCAAAACACCGAGGCCCCACCGGCCCAGGCCAACCAACCAGCACCAAACGCCGACAGCGAAACCACCGGCACCGGCAAGCAATCTCAAGACTGAAAAAAATTTTGCTTCTAACAGGCTACACGAAAACCCAGGGGGGCAATTAGAGTGCGGCCCGATCACTTACCAGGCATACAGGTGATCGGTGTTCCTCGTTAATAACTCTCGCGGTGATCGTTTTAAGGCGGCGATCACCGCGAGGGTTGGGGCCAACCCGAGATATGGAAGCAACCGAAAAACCAAACGTGCGCGACTTGATCGGCCAGCGACAGGAACGCACCTTTTCGATCGTTGGGCCAACCGCACAACGGGCGATTGACGAGGAAACACGCACCGTGCAACTGGCGTTTGCGTCGGAAACTCCGATCGAGCGTTGGTATGGCACCGAGATCTTACGTTGTGATGCTGAATCGGTAATGCTCGATCGTCTTAACTCGGGGGGCGCGTTACTGAGTGATCACAACTCGCGAGCACAGATCGGGGCCGTGGTGAGCGGCACGGCCCGCACCGAGGATCAGGTATGCCGGGCCACGGTGAAATTCTCACAGCGACGGGCCGCGGCCGATGAGTTCCAGGATGTTAAAGACGGGATCAGATCCCAGGTGTCAGTGGGCTACATAGTCCACGAGTATTTGATCGACAAAGACACCGAAACCGTGACAGCCACGCGGTGGGAACCACTCGAGATCTCGTTGGTGTCGATCGCGGCCGATGTGATCGGATCGGGAGTGGGCCGCGAGCTCACCCCAGCAGCACCACCAGCACCACCAGCACCAGCACCACCCCAACCAGTTGAGCGGATTTCTGAGAAGGGGGCGGCAACAATGGCAGAAGAAAACAACCAACCCGTGCAAGTTTCTGAGGTGGTGCGTGCCACTGAGATCATGGATCTAGCAAAGGTGATCGATGCACCAGGCGAAACCCTCGCGCAAGAGGTGGCGCGGGATGCGATTGCCGGCAACAAAACGTTGGCCGAGTTTCGCACAATGGTTTTCGACAAAAGACGCGAGCGTGAGAAAGAAACGCAAACGCCGGTTGTCAGTGCGCACGCGATCGAGCTCACCGAGCGTGAGAAGAAACAATTCTCGATCCGGCGTGCGATCCTCGCCGACGTGCGCACCCGCGAGGACGGCAAGATCGAAAACTGTTTTGAGCTCGAGGTGAGCACCGAGATCGCCAGGCGTTTGCAGGGCACCGGCGTGCAACGGCACGGGGGCATTTTGATCCCAACCACGATCGCGTTACGCGGTGCCGATCAGATATTGGCCCGGCGTGGGGTGCCACAATATCGTGCCGGCCTCGACACCAAAACCTCAACCAAAGGGATCGAGCTCGTTTTCACCGAGGCGGGATCGTTTATTGAACTACTCCGCAACCGGGCAATGGTGGCCCAACTCGGGGCCACGTTGTTGCCAGGGTTGCAAGGCAATGTAGCGTTTCCACGGCAGACCGGGGCGGCCACTTTGGTGTGGGTGACGGAAAACCCAGGGGCCGACGTGGCCGAGTCCAACGTAACACTCGATCAAGTTTTGCTCTCACCAAAAACGGCCCAGGCAACCACCAGTTATTCGCGGCAGTTGTTAGCGCAATCGGTGATCGATGTTGACGGGTTGGTAATGGATGATCTCGCGGCCGTTAATGCGTTGGGGGTTGACTTGGCAGCCTTGCACGGCACCGGCGCACCGCAGCCCACCGGGATCTATTCGGCCACCGGCGTTAACTCGGTGGCGTTTGGTGGCTCGGTCACCTATCAAAAATTGGTTGATATGGAAACCGAGGTGGCCAGCGACAACGCCGACATTGGGACAATGGCATACCTCGCCACCCCCCAGGCGCGTGGCAAGGGCAAGGTAACACCGGAGCTCTCGGGCCAACTCTCGCAAGCGATTTGGCGCGGCAGTGAGGTGAACGGATACCGGGCCGAGGTGACCAACCAGTTAAAGAAAAACCTCGGGGTGGGCACCAACGAGCACGGCCTAGTTTTCGGCGTGTGGTCACAACTATTGATCGGCGAGTGGGGCACGCTCGAGTTGATCACCGATCCGTACCGGTTGAAGAAACAAGGCATGATCGAGGTGACCAGTTTTCTAATGGCCGATGTTGCGATCCGTCACGGTGAGAGTTTCTGCAAGGCCACCGGTCTGATCCCGTAACTCCCGATCGCGAGTTGACTTTTTAGAGGGGGGTGAGCATGCCACCGGTTGAGGTGCTAAACGATAAGGGGCCCGCAACAAAATTGCGGTTTGTCCGAAACACCACATACAACGGCCAGGACTATGGGCCCGATCACGACAGCGACACGGCCGAGGTCGATAGTCATTGGGCCCCTATCTTTTTGGGCAACGGCCGGGCCGTGGAAGCGGGGCCGGTGACGGGTAAGCCGGCGCACCGCGATCCCGAGGCCGAGCACCGCGATCCCGAGGTGGCCCCCAGCGAAAAAAAAAAGTGACCCCGGCCGCGGCCCCTACACCGAAAGCAGGATCGCCGAGTACCGGCAAAAGGCGGGTGTCAACCAGTAAGAAAAAACCCACCACCCCGCGGCGGCGTTGAATGCAGATTGAAACTAGCGACGATCGATCGGTGTTCTTTGATACTAATCACTTTGCCGTTGATTGTCTTATTAGTGGGCCGAGTTATTCTAAAACGATCCCGGTGATCCTCAACGCGATCTCTGATCCGGTGACGATCTATGACACCAACGTAGAAGCACCGCACGTGCACTTCATTTGCCGGGCCGAGGATCTGGCAGATTTGCCACGCCAGGTGATC